CTTACCGAATTGGTAAAACCCCTGACGGAACAATCACTCGTTGTTTTATAATCTACAAGCACTATGGCATTTTCCCCATGTGGTTTATCAAATGGATTGATGATTACATCTGCACGTGTTTTACACAACAAACCTTGTTCATACCAGTACAAAGACACCTCGTAGGGTGAATCAAAAGTGCTAGGATACTCGTTTTCTGGATTTAGATAAGCTCTCGCTTCCGTTACTAAGCTGTTTTTCATGCTATATATGGTATCTCGCTCTTTTTCACTGATTACAGACAAACCTTTAGCCAAGCTTTCTTGTTTCAATGCTTTGTTGGTATTGGTATACGGTGATCCTGTTATAGTAACAACATCACTAAAAAACGCACCCTCTCCCTCTACAATCAAAGAATGTGCAGCAGATCCAAAATTTAATGCTGGTGTCTGCTCTATAACTTCTTCAAAGGCATGTAACTGGCTCTGACTAAATCTTCGTATGTTTGATGAAGATATGCCAGGACCATTATGATAGAAATAGTTATCCATCTTAGGAAAGTAAAACGCATCACCTACCACCTTATGTGGTATGTCTTCTAACATATCTGGCAGATTCATGACGCCTCCCTATTGTTATCAAGTTTATCTATTTCCTCTTGCAGATCTTTAACTGCAACCCCTATCGTCCAGATAAGATAATTAATTTTATCTCTGGCTAATTCATCTTTTATGTCCTTGTTGGACTTTGGTTTTGTGAGTGAAATCATTTCATCAATAATGTCAGACACAACTGATTTTGTTTTTGGTTTCTCCATTACACTTCTCCATGTATATATATATTGGTATATTATCATAAATTTATGTATAATGTCTACTATGCGTAACAAATAAATTATTGCAAGGAGAGAAATATGAGCAAATCAAACAACCTATACATGATGATGCGTTTATCTTATGAACAAGCTGTTGATGACTACAACAACAAAAAAGCCGATTCTGTATTAGCTGCATACCAAAAATACCATAAGATAAATGTTGGAATGGAAGCACATGATCCACAAGGCGATCTTATAAATTTTTATGATGAAGATAATGCCCGAGAATCAGCAATATGAAAGTATTAAGTTTGTTCGATGGCATGGCTTGTGGTCGTATTGCCCTAGAACAACTAGACATACCAGTAGAAAAGTATTATGCAAGTGAAATAGATAAATACGCTATACAAGTAGCCCAAGCTAACTATCCAGATATAATACAAGTCGGGGATGTATCTAATTTAGATCCAAAAGATTACATGGACGTAGATCTTATACAAGGTGGTTCGCCATGCCAGGGATTTAGTATGGCAGGAAAGCAATTGGCATTTGATGATCCTAGATCTGCTTTGTTTTTTGAATTTATACGTTTGCTAAAAGCTATCAAACCAAAATACTTTTTATTAGAAAATGTAAAAATGAAGAAAGAATTTTTACAAATCATATCTGAACAAGTATCTGAGTGTTATCCAGAGATACCTTTTGGTATTGAGCCTATTTTTATAAATAGTTCTCTTTTGAGTGCTCAATCTAGGCAAAGATACTATTGGACTAATATTCCTGGAATTAAACAACCAGAGGATAGAGGCATAGTTTTAAAAGACATATTAGAAGATGACTTTGAAAGCGATAGAGATAAAAGCTATTGTATTGACGCTAATTATTCAAAAACTGGTGCAAAACCCCATCATTACAAGGATAAATACCGTAGGCAGTTGGTAAATAAGCCTATAAAAGTAGGTATGAATGTTGAAGAAGTTAAGATAAGAAAGCATGAAGTAGATGAAAAAGCATTACAAAAACTGCTTAGATCTGCAAAAAAAGAAAGCAAAAAGACAATAAAAGATATTGCAAAAGAATGTAATGTGCCTTTGACTAAAGCTGAACATTGGTTTAGGACTGATAGCAGCTTTGCTATACCGAAAGATACAGTGTGGATTAAGCTTAAATTTGTCTTAGGCATTACAACAAATGAGTTTGACAAAGCATTGTTAGAGTTTGAATACAGAGATGGCGTATATGAAAGCACTCAAAGAGTTTACAGCGATCAAGGTAAATCCCCTACGCTTACTGCATCAAACAAAGAACAGATGATAGAAACAAAACCAAAAAAAGCATATGACATACCTAGAGAGATACTTAAAGACAACGAAAGACAACGCAGAGTTTATGATCCGAGTGGTAAATCGCCCACGATATTAGGCAGAAGTGATAGTCCAAAGATTACTACACCAAAACAAGTAGGCGTTGCAGTAGATATAAAGGGGCATGACCAGATTAAAAGAGTATATAGTCCAGAGGGCAAGTCACCCACAGTAACAACCTGTGGTGGTGGTCATAGAGAGCCAAAGGTAATAACTGGTGGGGCTTTTCGTGGTAGAGCTTACGATAAAGATGGTAAACGTATGGACAAAGACGGGGTTTCGGTGGCTAATAAAACAAAACAGATGCTTGAACTTAGACAAGATAGTAAATCAAATGCTATAACAACAGTTGGCAAAGATAGTGTTGTGGTTGAAAAATCGCATCCGATTAAGGCTAATTACTACAAATCATCACGAGCAAACTTTGAAAATGATACAAAAAAAGGTGGTAAGTTCTCAGCTACTGGTGTGCAACAAGAAGATCTTACCTGGCGTAAGCTAACACCGTTAGAATGTGAAAGATTGCAGACAGTCCCAGACAATTACACAAATCATGTATCAAACACACAAAGATATAAGATGCTCGGCAACGGTTGGACTGTAGAAGTTATAAAGCATATATACAAAAATATGGATGTAACATGAAAGTAAAAAAGTGTGTAAAGTGTAAAAACACCTATAGATTAGACTTTTTTAGGACTAGACAAGTCAAATACGTGGTAAAACATAGTGATATATGTAAAAACTGTGAAGAATAAAAATATTACTGTTTGGTTTAGTTGTGGAGCTGCAAGTGCCGTAGCGTCAAAGATTACCCTAGATTTATACGGAGCTGATAATAATGTTCGTATTGTAAATAATCCAATAGCAGAAGAACATCCTGATAATCAAAGATTTCTAAAAGACATAGAAAAATGGTTGGGTGTTGAAATAGAGTATGCAATTAACCCTAAGTTTCCTGATCAATCATGCGAAACAGTTTGGGAAAAAATGCAGTATATGGCTGGTAATATTGGAGCTCCATGCACATTACATTTAAAAAAAAATGCTCGTTTAGTTTGGGAGATTAAAAATCCTACGGATTATATAGTTTTGGGTTTTACAGCCGATGAAGAAAAAAGAGCCACCAGGTTTAGAGAAAATCAAAGAGATAATTTGCTATCAGTTCTTATAGACAAAGGTATTACAAAGCAAGGATGTTTTGATATTTTGTTGGATCAGGGCATAAAACTACCTGAAATATACTCTTTTGGCTATCCAAATGCTAATTGTATAGGTTGTGTAAAAGCTACTTCGCCTACTTATTGGAATTTAGTAAGACAAACTTTTCCAGATGTGTTTGAAAAAAGAGCTAAATTATCAGAAAAATTAGGTGCTAAATTAGTTAGACACAAAGGACAACGCATACCTTTAAAAGAATTGCCAGTAGATGCAAAGGGTAGAGATCTTAAAAATTATAACTTTGAGTGTGGCATATTTTGTATGAAAGAAGACGAAAGTTACTCATAAACTATTTATCGTGTTATGATGCGATATGCCAAAGATTGTAGAAATAAAACATAAACAAGGCAAACCTACGTTACCAGAGTTAATAAACAGATTAGATTGTATGTTTGATAACATGGTTTATCGTGGTGAAGATAGGTTAAATGTTGTCTTGGCTAGTTTAAGTTTTTGTATATCTCAGCTCAATGTAGAGTTTGGTGATAAAGAAGTTATAAAGCTAGTTCAAGAACTTTTAGACCAATATATTGACAAATCTGCTAAGAAATAGATTATTGTCAATTATTGTCAAAACAATTTGACAGCTAAAAACATGATAAGAATGGGCTTTTGACGAATATTTTATTTTTTTCATTTTTGTCACAAGAGAATAACTAAAACTCTTTAAAAATAGTAGAAAATACTTGACTAGATCTACACTTCTCAAGTATCCTCTCAATACACTTTAGGATAAAGTGGGGATAGCTAGTATATAAATATCGCCACGACTAATATGCGAACATGGGACATAGAAAGAATAAATTAGAATATGAACCTATCATCTCTTCAGAAGAAGAAGCTCCAATTGAATACTGCAACCTAGACGAAAAGCTCAATCGTAGACAACGAAACTTTATCTGGATCGCAGTCAATAATCCTCGTTTATCACTTGTAGAGTGTGCTCACAAAGCTGGCTATACATCTCCACGCCAGATGGCTAATAAATTAATGAGTAAGCCTATTATTCGCAAAGAATATAACTATTTGATGAACCAGGCTAAAAAGAAATATGAACTTAACTATGATCGGGCTGTCCAGGATCTTTATGATATTCGGGATAAAGCAATTGAGGCTGGTTCGTTTAACGCGGCAATTTCTGCCCAGAATTCGTTGCTCAAAGTCGGGGGCTTAATAGTTGATCGTAAAGAAGTTATGTTTGGAAAGGTAGATCAAATGAGTCGGGAAGAGGTTGAAACCAGGTTAGCTCAGCTCATGGGTAATGTTGTTGAAGCTAGTATTGAAAACAAGCAGCCAGATCCATCCCTGGTGATTGACGAAACTGAGATAGAAAAAGAAGACGAAAAAAAAGGCGTGTCTGAAGGAGAGGAGTAAGTATGAAAAATTTACGTGAAAATTTATATACAGTTATCGGACACGCCAAGCCCGATTATATGTTATGAATTTGTTATATTCAAGAACTTATCTAAATCTTTAAATAAAGCCCTTCTATTAGTGAACCAAGCTGTGCGTGTATGTAGATCGTTTTCAAAGACTTGATAACCGACAGTAAAGTTGACTTGCTTAATTAGAGGATATTGCGTCAAGTCAAACTCTACTGGGTTAAAAGGAACTATCTTAACATAGTATTTATTCTTCATCAGTCGGATTAGATGCAAAGTATACAAGAGCATATACTCCAAGCGTGATATAAAAGACTGTATCAATCATCTAAACATTTCTTTGTAAAGACTTTTAGATACCTCTGTTTCTCCAATACTAAAAGCATAGATACTATCGTTCATAACCTCTATCTTAA